GCATGCCCCCTGCATCCCCCCTACATCCCCCCTGTGTGCACACCCCCCCCATACCCCCCTACGGATGCAAGCACCCCCAAGGGTGGGGATGCACATCCAGAGAAGGTGGTAGAGGGTTTAACCTTTCTTCTTAAGCAATATGGTTTCGATGCCACTGTGTCGGTGCGGCAATCGCCAAGATCTGATTATGCTCTTTGCTCTTTCGGTATGCCTGACGCGGCGTGTCTCAGCACAAATGCATTCACTGCTCTTCTCAGTAGCATCCACAGCATCGATGAACTTAACGGCTTGGCCAATCGCAGGCGGCATCTGCGCAACCCGGATCTACAGCGCTGGTCTGAGCAACAGCGGCAAGCAATCATCCACAGGAAATATCAATTGCAACAGGAGCAAAAAAAATGACAACAAGTACAGATCTAATTTTAACACGTACAACAAAACGATTGCCCGTTGACGTGTTGTTGCCCGGTCAAGAGGCAGCACTCGGCAAAGCAATGCTAGAGTTTGAACGTGAGCAAGCCAAGCAAGTCAGGCGGCAAGTGCTGCCAGCAGATCGAACGTATGTCAGGCGGCAAGTAAACGATGACGCAATCAATTTGCTAAACGAAATGCGCAAGGCTGGCCCATGCACGGCAAAGTATTTGGCAGAGGTCATGTCGATCAGCACACACAAGTCAGCCAACTTGATCAAGTCACTGACTGTGGCTGGGTTAGCCGAGAAAGTTTGCATCACCAGACGCAGCACCGTGCAGGAGGATAACCTGCCGTATCTCACAGGGCATCGTGAGCGCAATGATTGCTGGGTCTACAAGGCGTGGGAACAATGAAGGCGCTGGAGGCATTAGAGCGCGCAATTAGTCTGGTGACAGGTCGGCGCGCGCAAGACTACGGGGATGCCGAGGCCAGCTTTCAACGCATCGCTGACGGCTGGAATATTATCGTGCGATCAGCCGATGGCGATCTGACCCCGGCGCATGTCGCATTGATGATGGATTGGATGAAGTCAGCAAGGCTGCTCCAAAGCATAAATCACGCCGATTCATGGGTGGACAAGGCAGGGTACGCAGGATTAGGCGCGCAGTTAGCCCTGAGAGAGCCTGAGAGGCCCCCTACAGCGCCATCTAAGGCTAACGGTAAGGGTGTCATCCGGCCAGACGATATACGGCCTGAGAGCCGCAATTATTCACAAGGTTAAATTATGGTACGAAAGAAGAAAAAGTCCAAGCCGCTGAACGCGCCGAAAAGCCGTGCTGATCACGGCACACCAGAGGCTCTGCGGCAGGCTGACGGTGTGCAATATGAGACAGTGGATGGAGGTCGTTTGGGCAGTGTCAAACGTGCCTACATCTCGCGGCAAACGCCCATGGACAGGTACAAGGCAAGGGGGCTGGTCAGCCAGCGTCAATATGATGCTGCCCATGCGTTTTTTGTGCTTTACGATAAGACGCGACAGGCTGGCAGGGTGACGTCGAATTACGACAGGATCATCGTTGATGGCGGTGGAGGTGGCGGGATAAACGAGTATGCATTCTCGGATTACATCAAGCTGCAGCAATCGCTGGGCATGGATCATGTCAGTGTTGTCCGGGCTGTTGTCGTGGAATGCGAGAGCGCCAACAGTTGGGCCAAGCGGTACAGATTGCCCAGCAGGATGGGCATCGAAAGGCTGCGTGATGGCTTAGATAAGCTGGCGCAGATCATGGGAATATCGTGAGGGCGGCAGGTGTATGTTGGATGAATAAACAGCAGAACGCAGGTAGACGTTTGTGTTAAGCCGCCCTCAACGCGCTCATAGCATAAGTGCAACTTAAACTAAATATGCCGCGTACAAATAAAATCTATTTACCAACTTACACCTGATGTGCCAGAGGGTGATACAATAGCTTCCCCTGTGTTGGTTCACTGGCGTCCCTTTTGGGGCGCTTTTTTTTGTTGGAGGTGCTGCAATGGCTGGACGCAAACGCAAATGCACTCCAACTATCATGCGCAAGATTGCCGAGCGATTAGCTGAAGGCGAGACGCTCATTGATATTTGCAAAAATCCTGACGTTCCAAGCTACCGCGCAATCACTGATGCTGTGCTGGCTGACGAGGAAGTCTATGAGATCTATCGACGTGGCCGTGTACTGCAAGGCGAGTACTATGCTGACCTGATCAACAGTTTAGCAAGGTCACCACTGCCTGACGTGGATGATCAGCGCAAGCTACATGCCGAGGTTAATCGACGTAAGTTAGAGATTGAAACTCTGAAATGGACTACATCCAGAGTGCAGCCAAATGGTGTAAGAGATCGCAAAGAGGATGCACCACAACAGCAAGCCATCACCATATCATGGGCTGGTGGTGACGTTGATGTGAGTGCAGATGGCTGAATGGAAAGGCCCCGTGCCTTTTGACCCAAAGAAACATAAGCCTGTTGATGCTGGATCTGGCAAGAAGATGACAGAATTTCTTGCCACTGAGATTGCAGAAGATGGTCAGGTGTTTAATCATCCAACTGTTTGGTTTGCACAAAATGGTCAGGTCGTTGATCTTTCATCGCCTGATGATCGTGGCACGGCAACGCAATTGGCCAAACAATATGAGGCAGCAACAGGCAAAAGGTTCCCTAGATTTGGCAAGGCATTTGATGCTGATGGCAACAAGATCATAGGCAACTTTAAGAAGGGCAGCACCACTGCGCAACAGCGAAGCAACGCAGGCGGTGCAACAAGGCGGTCATTGATTGGCTCTGGTGGTCGGTAAAAAGTCCTGTATATCACTCATCCAAAGCCGCCGAGCTACGCGCGCAAAGATCGGCATCAATTGCCACCCATTGTTGTCATAATGATAACTCGCAGCGCTCAAAACAGCTAAGTTGTTGTAAACAAACGATAACACTGTTAACATAATATCGATTATGCGTCCTACAACACCTTGAGGTTGTTTTTGGAAATCCCAAACCCCACCCCCGCAAGAAATTTTGCGCCCTGTCTATAGCGTAGAACCCGATCTGAGAATGCACACATCCACTGCCAGCGGAGGCCAACCTCTGTGGAAATCGTAATCCCATATGCGCCGCGTCCTCTGCAGGCCAGCTTGCATGACGAGATGCAGGCCAAGCGGTGGGGCGTTGTGGTTTGCCACCGTCGATTTGGCAAAACCGTGTGGGCCATCAACCACATTCTGCGTGATTGCATTATGTCCACCAAGTCCAACCCCCGCTATGCATATATGGCCCCGACCTACCGTCAGGCGAAAAATGTAGCTTGGGATTACCTCAAGCAATTTGCTGGCAAGATCCCCGGAGTTCGCTTCCACGAGACTGAACTCAGATGCGATTTACCCACTGGCGGCAGGATCAGCCTGCTGGGCGCTGAAAACCCCGACAGTTTGCGCGGGATATACCTTGACGGCTGCGTGATGGACGAGGTTGCGCAGATGCCGGAGAATGTCTTTCCGGAGGTCATCAGGCCAGCCCTGTCAGACCGCAAAGGCTGGGCCACCTTTGTTGGCACCCCGGCTGGCCACAACGCGTTCTTTGATTTGTACGAGCAAGCCAGCGCTGACGATGATTGGCTGTGCGTTGTTAACAAGGCGTCAGAGACAGGCTTGCTGGATCAGGACGAGTTAGACGCTGCCCAGCGCATGATGTCTGCTGATCAGTACGCGCAAGAATTTGAGTGCTCTTGGAATGCCAATGTTCCCGGCGCAATATACGGCAAGGAGTTGGAGACAGCGCAAGACGAGGGCAGGGTGTGCAATGTCCCGTATGACCCTGCACACAAGGTTGACACGTTTTGGGATCTTGGCGTGGGTGACAGCACGTCGATTTGGTTTACCCAAACCGTTGGCAGGGCAATCCACGTCATAGACTTTTACGAGGCGCGCAACGAAGGCTTGCCGCATTATTGCAAGATGCTGACTGATCGGCGGTATGTTTATGGCGATCACCACGCCCCGCACGACATTGAAGTCAGAGAGTTAGGCAGCGGCAAATCACGGCGTGAAATCGCATGGGATCTTGGCTTGAATTTCCGCGTGGTGCCTAAGCTGCCTTTGGAAGACGGCATTCACGCAGCACAGATGCTGATACCCCGGTGCTACTTTGATCGAGAGCGCTGCAAAGACGGGCTGGAAGCGTTGAGACAATATCATAGGGCTTACAATGAGCGCACCAGATCTTTCCGCGCATCCCCTGTGCATGACTGGTCATCACATGCGTCAGATAGTTTTAGATACCTTGCCGTTGGAATGCGGCAACCCCGCGATCACCAGCGTGTTCCACAGCAAATGGCTGTCATGGAATACAACCCGTTTGCGGCATAAGGAGAGATAGATATGGGTGGAATGGCATCAGCAGCGGCTAACGATATTTCAATTGGGCTTGGCTTGAAGGATGACCCCGGCCCAACACCGCGTGATGATATGGCAGGTAGAAAATCATCTTACCAGCGCCGTACTGCCGCCACCATTGCGCGCAACAAGGCAAACGAGGAATACTACCGCAACGACGATAAGCCAGCGCCACCGCGTGCGGAGCTTTTAGTTCAGCGCTCTGCTGCTACTAGCATGGCCCCGGTTGCCGCTGCCCCAACAATTCCTGACCCGAATGCTATTGGCGAGACTGAGCAAGCATTGTTAGACGCGCAGAAAAAAGGCCGCTCATCCACAATACAGACCAGCGCCAAAGGTTTGCTGTCTGGCGAGGATAGCACCCGCAAAAAGCGCAGCCTCATGGGGGGCTTGATCACATGATGTACAAAAAGAAAAACATCGCTGGCGAGATGGGCGCACGGGCATCCCAGCCTGCCAAGCGCCGCCAGACTGTTGATCCATTGGAGCGCGCAAGCCAGAAGATGGAAGGCCGCATGCAGGGCGGTGATCCCAAGAAGGCCAAGCGCAAGTCAATGATGAATAGCTACGGGCTGTCCTGATGCAGATTTCCCCCATGATTGCGCAGCTTGATCGGCGCTTTAAGCAACTCCAAAGCCAGCGCAGCAATTGGGAAAGCCACTGGCAGGAACTGGCAGATTACATGCTGCCACGCAAAGCCGAGATAACCCGGAAGCGCACGCAAGGCGATAAGCGCACCGAGCGGATCTTTGATGGCACGGCGATCCACGCTGTAGAACTGCTGGCGTCTAGCTTGCATGGTATGCTCACGTCACCATCCACACCGTGGTTTAGCATGAGATACCGCAACCCGGCATTGCAAGGCGATGACGAGGCCAACGAATGGCTAGAGTTGGCCATTGATCAGATGTATCAGGCGTTCAATCGCAGCAACTTCCAGCAAGAAATCCACGAGTTGTATTACGATTTGGTGACGTTTGGCACTGCTGCCATTTACGTCACTGGCGATAAGGAAGGCTTACAATTCAGCAGCCGCCACATTGCTGAGATCTACATCTCACAGAATGCCAAAGATCAGGTCGATACAGTCTATCGGCGTTTCAAGCTGACAGCCCGTGCCATGGAGCAGCAGTTTGGCGCTGATGCTTTACCTGCTCAGTGCATTAAGGATCTCAAAGAGGAACCTTACAAAGAGCATGAGATCATCCACGTTGTGTTTCCGCGCGCAGATGCAAAGGGCAAGCTGGCCAAAGCCAAGCCGTTTGCCAGCATTTACTATCACGCTGACAGCCGCAAGCTGCTGAGTGAAGGCGGTTACGACGAGTTGTGCTTTATGGTGCCGCGTTTCAATAAGGATAGCTCCAGCAGCTACGGCAGATCTGTCAGCATGAACGCCTTGCCTGACACCAAGATGCTTAACAAGATGTCTGAGGTCACCATCCGGGCCGCACAAAAGCAAATCGATCCACCGCTTATGGTGCCTGACGATGGGTTTATGCTGCCTGTCAGGACAACCCCCGGATCACTGAATTTCTACCGTGCTGGCACCCGCGACAGGTTAGAGCCACTACAGATCGGCGCAAACAATCCGCTGGGCCTGAACATGGAAGAACAGCGCCGCAATGCTATCAGGCAGGCGTTCTTTGTGGATCAGTTGCTGATGCAGAACGGGCCGCAGATGACGGCCACTGAGGTGCTGCAACGTAACGAGGAAAAGATGCGATTGCTTGGCCCAGTGCTAGGCAGGCTGCAATCTGAACTGCTACAGCCTTTGATCAGCAGGTCGTTCGGATTGCTTCTCAGGGCTGGCCTTCTCCCCCCAGCCCCTGAGAGCCTGCAAGGTCAAGACATCGATATTGAGTATGTCAGCCCACTTGCGAAAGCGCAGAAGCTGACAGATCTGCAATCCATGCTGCGCGGCTTTGAGGTCATGATGCAGGTTGCTGAGATAGCACCTGTGATGGACTATTTGGATACAGACAAATTAGTTAAGTACCTTGTCGAAGTCACAGGCATACCTGCTAGGGTTGTGCGCAGCGATCAGGAAGTTGAGGAAATGCGCGAGCAACAGCAGGCGCAACAGGCCCAGCAAATGCAAATGCAGCAACAGACGCAAACTGCTGAAGCGATGGGCGCGGCGGCACCAATGGTGAAAGCTGTCGGCGGTCTGGACATGCTGCAACAATGAAGCAAATCGAAGATCTGAAGTTAGCCTATCGCCGCACGTTTAACAGCGAGGACGGCGAGACTGTGCTGGCTGATTTAAAGACAAGGTTTGCCTTTGAGCAGACCACATTTGTGCAGGGCGATCCGCACCAGACAGCGTTTCACGAGGGTCAGCGTAGCGCAATATTATTGATCGCCCGGATGCTGGCCGAGGACGCCAAACCCAAGAGGTAAATACCCCACATGAGCGAAGAGGCAACCCCGCAAGCGGGATCTCCAGACGTGGCTGAAGCAGCCCCGGCAGTTAGCTTTCTTGACAGCCTGCCAGAAGATCTGCGCGGCGAACCCAGCTTACGCAATTTCAACGATGTTGGCGCGTTGGCAAAAAGTTACACACATGCCCAGCGCATGATTGGCGGCGATAAGATAGGCAAGCCGCAGCAATCTTGGACAGATGATCAGTGGACTGAGCATCACATCCACAGCGGCAGACCTGAGACAAGCGAAGGCTACGAGTTTAGGCTAGACGGCCAGCTTGCTGACAGCACGCTAGAGGGCTTTAGAGACAGCGCATTTAAGGCTGGCCTATCAGGCAAGCAAGCGCAAGCCGTGGCTGAGTTTATGGACATGAGTTTAGGCCAGATGGCAACTGACCGCGCCGATCAGGCTGACACATTGCGCCACGAGGGTGAGCAGGAACTGCGCCAGCAATACGGCAAGGCTTTTGATCAGCGCATGGAAATGGCAATGGGCGCAGCAAGGCAAATGCTTGGCGATAAGGTAGACATCTTAGAAGAGGTCGAACTGTCTGACGGCAGGTTGCTGGGCGATCACCCGGAAATCATCAGGATGTTTAGCGCGTTTGCCGAGCAGATCGGCGAGGATAACTTGATCGGAGAAACAGCCGAGATGGTTATGACGCCCGACGAGGCGCAGCGCCAGCTAAGTGAAGTCACGCGGCGGGACGGCCCATACTGGGATCGTGATCACCCGGAGCGTGAGGCATACGTGCAAGAGGCGTTACGCCTGCGCGAATACCTTTAGAGTTTAGCGGATAAGCTACGGCCCCGCGCATCACGCTGGTGTGTCCAGCAGGCTGACAACCTTTACCGTCATCATACAATTCTAAATTTACCTGACTTGTATGCTGGCGGCGTCAAGCACGGCCCCGGCTGGGACAACCGAGCGATAAACCCTTTAATTTCATGAGCTTAGGAGTGAGACAAATGTCTTCACAAATCACTACAGCTTTCGTCAACCAATATTCTTCCAACATCCAGATGCTCTCGCAGCAGATGGGATCGCTCCTGCGTGGCGCGGTTGATGTTGAAAGTGTCAATGGTGAGAAAGCATTCTTTGATCAGGTCGGCTCTGCCGCTGCTGTTCTCAGAACAACCCGTCATGCGGATACCCCGCTGATCGATACACCCCACAGCCGCCGCATGGTCACAATGAGTGACTATGAATACGCTGATTTGATTGATGATCAAGATAAAGTTCGCCTTCTGGTTGATCCAACATCAACCTATGCGCGCGCAGCAGCCGCTGCAATGGGCCGTGCAATGGATGACGTGATCATCGCAGCCGCGATTGGGACAGCTAAGACAGGCAAAGATGGTTCCACATCTACTGCTCTGCCTTCTGGCCAAAAAGTTGCGCATGGTTCGGCATCTCTGACGATTGCCAAATTGCTTTCAGCCAAGGAGATCTTGGACGAGGGCAGCGTAGATCCATCTATCCCGCGTTACATTGTGTGCGCCCCAAAGCAAATCACAAGTTTGCTTGGCACAACACAAGTAACGTCGAGTGACTTCAACACCGTGAAGGCTCTCGCTCAGGGCCAGATGGATACGTTCAGCGGCTTTAAGTTCATCGTGTCAAATCGCTTAACCACTGACAGTGACGGCAACCGCGCCGTGATTGCCTTTGCTGGCGATGGACTAAAGCTGGCGATGGGCAAAGAGCCTACCGCCCGGATCGATGAGCGTTCCGACAAATCGTATGCCACTCAGGTGTACTACTGCCAGACGATTGGCGCGACCCGCATGGAAGAAGCCAAGGTCGTCGAAATCGCGTGTACGGAATAGGAGATAGAAAATGGCTACTGTTTATTCTGTTCAAAGAACTAATACACGGGCAACCCCAATCACGAAAAACCCTGCCAATGCAATGGGTGGACGTGTTCGGATTGCTCACGGCGTTTATGAGGCATCTAGCTTGGCATCTGGTGATGTCATTGAGATGTTCACTCTGCCAGACGGCGCGCGTTTGATCGAAGGATCACTTGCGCATGACGCGCTTGGCGGCTCCACCACATTGTCTGTCGGCTATGCAGCCCACACCAATGCGGCGGGTACTGCCGTGTCAGCGGCGGCTGCAGGTTACAAGGCTGCGGCTGCGTCAACATCGGCGCAGAAGGTGGACATCCTTGCCACCTTGGCGCTGGGATCTGGCACCGTCACTGACACCAATGAAGATGGCGTGGTCGTGACCACAACAATGGGCGGTGCCGCTGGCACTGGCACCATTGAGGTCACCATCAAATACGCTGTTGACTAACTAACCCGGCGGGGGCGGCTTGCTGCCCCTGCCTCTCTACCCCCCCCCTAAAATTTTGGTGATCAGATGACCTCAACTGTGGACATCGCCAACAATGCGTTAAACGTGTTGGGGGCCAGTAACATATCTGCATTCGATGAAAACAGCAAAGCTGCGCGCATCGTTAACCAGAGATATGACAGCATCCGCGACAGCGTATTCCGCGCACATCCTTGGAACTGCCTCATCCGCAGGCAGGATCTTGCGCAATCATCCACAGCCCCGGCCTTTGGATATGCTCACCAATACCCTTTGCCGACTGACCCCTATTGCCTGCGAGTGCTAGAGTTCAGCAACGGCAGCATGTCTTACCCCCAAGACAACATGAAGAACAACAGCGGTGGCCCTGCGTTTGTCATTGAAGGCCGCAACATCGTTACCGACGAAGGCACCGCAAAGATTAAGTATGTGGCGCGCATCACAGATCCTAATGAGTATGACAGCGGTTTGATTGAGGCATTGTCTATGCGTCTTGCTGCTGAAATGGCCTACGCAATCACCGGGTCAACCAGCATGGTGCAGATCACCACATCAGCATACGATCAGTCGCTGAAAGAAGCGCGCTTTGTTGACAGCACAGAAGGCGCAACCCGGCGCATAGAAGCGTCTGACTTCATAGAGGCGCGTTATTAATGGCGCGATCAGCCCCCAGCTTTAGCAGCTTTGCAGCGGGTGAGATCAGCCCACTGCTAGAAGGCCGCACAGGTATAGAGAAATACCGCGAAGGTCTGGCAGATCTCACCAATATGGTGGTAATGCCGCAGGGCGGTGTGAAGCGCAGACCCGGCACAGAGTTCTTAGGCGAGGTCAAAAGCAGCAGCGTCAAAACCCGCCTGATCCCGTTTCAGTTTAAAACGTCTGACACATATATATTAGAGTTTGGCGACAGCATCATGCGCGTTTACAGAAACGGCGCGCAGGTATTGAACGCTACAGCCAAGACAATCACCGCAATTACCAAAGCTAACCCCGGCGTTCTCACTTCAAACAGCCACGGTTTTAGCAATGGTGATGAGGTTTACATCACGTCTGTTGGCGGCATGACAGAGCTAAACGGGCGCAACTACCGCGTAGCCAATAGCACCACCAACACGTTCACCCTGACGGATCTCTACAGCACTGCAATCAACACGACCAGTTTTACCACGTTCACCAGCGGCGGCACTGCAACCGAGATCTTTGAACTGGCCAGCCCATATCCAGAGGCTGTCTTGTTTGATCTGCGCTTTGTGCAATCTGCTGACACGATGTACTTTGTGCATCCCAGCTACGCGATCCGCACCCTAGTTAGATCTGACCACAACAACTGGACGTTTGCCACGCCATCGATCAGCGGATCACCATCGCCAAACCTAAATAATGCAAGCGACAACTACCCGTCTGTCGTGACGTTCTTTGAGCAGAGGCTGGTGTTTGGCAATACGAACAACAACCCGCAAACGCTGTGGTTTAGCAAAAACGCTGACTATACTAATTTTACCACCGGGACAGGCGATAATGACGCCCTGATCTACACCATTGCGTCAAACCAAGTTAACGCGATCCGCTACCTGTCACCAACGCGGGTGCTGACTGTCGGCACCACTGCAGGCGAATATGTTGTCACGGCCACATCTGACGGCCCGGTAACACCCACCACCACCCTGATCAGGAAATACAGCAACTATGGATCTGCCGCTGTTGAGCCTGTCCAAGTTGCTGACGTGACTTTGTTTGCGCAACGAGGTGGGCGCAAAGTCAGAGAGTTTAAGTTTGCTGGAGATGTAAACACCAGCGGATACCAAGCACCCGATATGACGATCCTCGCTGAACACATCACAGATGGCGGCATAACCCAGTTTGCTTATCAGCAAGAGCCAGAAAGCATCATTTGGGCGCTGCGGTCTGACGGCACTTTGCTGGGCATGACGTACAGACGCGAAGAGGATGTTGTCGGTTGGCATAAGCATGTGATCGGCGGCGTGTTTGGCACAGGCCAAGCGGTTGTTGAAAGCATCGCGCCACTGCCCACCGACACCGGGAATGATGACCTGTATATGATCGTCAAGCGCACGATTAACAGCGTCACCAAGCGCTACGTTGAGGTGCTAAAGGTCTTTGATTTCGGCAGCGTCACCACATCTGCATTCTTTGTGGATGGCGGCTTGGCGTACTCAGGATCTGCCACCACCAGCCTGACCGGGCTGTACCATCTGGAAGGCCAAAGCGTGACCGTGTTAGCCAATGGCGCAACACACCCTGACGAGACAGTATCGGGCGGCGGGATCACGTTGGACTACAGCAGCACAACGGCAGCCGTTGGGTTTGGATTTACGTCCGAAATGCAGACCATGCGGATTGAAAGCGGATCTGAAGATGGCACTAGCCAAGGCAAGCCGAAACGCATCCACGCTGTCACGTTAAGATTGTTTGAGGCTGTCGGCATCGAAGTTGGCAATTCAGCGGATGAGTTAGACCGCATTCCGTTTCGCGACAGCAGCATGGCAATGGATCAGGCGATCCCACTTTTTACCGGCGATAAAGACGTAGAATTTCGCGGGGGTTATGACAACAACGACAGGATCTATGTGAGGCAATCCCAAGCACTGCCGCTGACTGTGCTGGCGCTGTATCCACGCATGAACACGTTCGACACATGATCTTGTACCATGTTGAACGGCTGGCTGACATCCACGAAGAACTGAAGCCGATGATTGAAAACCATTGGAAAGAAGTCGCGCTAAACCAAAGCACGATAAACCTAAACGTCAATTGGGACGCATTCTTTCAAATGGATGATGACGGAAGATTGCATTGTTCCACTGCGCGCGAAGGTGACAAGCTGGTGGGCTATTTCGTTAACATTATCGTGCCGCACTTACATTATGCGGATCATCTGTTTTCGCACAACGATGCCATTTATGTAGACCCGGAATATCGCAAAGGCTTTACAGCATGGCGGCTGATTAAGTTTGCGGAAGAGCAGCTTACCATCGCTGGCGTCAGCGTAATGATGATCAACACAAAAATGCACAAGCCATTTGATCGCCTGCTTCAGCGGCTGAACTTTGTCGGCACTGAAACAATTTACAGCAAGCGGCTGGGAGTAGAATAATGGGCGCAACCGCAGCAATCATTGGCGCAGGGGCAAACATTGTCGGCGGCATCAGTTCGCGCAACGCAGCCAACGCGGCAGGCGCAGCAGCGCAGAGGGCAGCTAACTTTAACGCATCAATCATTGAACGTGACATTGGCTTGCTTGCCAGACAGCGCGGCATCATCAATCAAAACTTTGAGATTGATCAGGAACGCGCTGGCGAGGCGTTTGAGCGCGAAGTGCAGGGCGCGGCAAGGGCAGGGTTTGGCTATGCTGGCGTTGATATGTCCAGCGGCACACCGATGGCCGTGCTGCAAGCCAACGCGCGTGAGTTTGATTACGCAATGTCAGTGGCAGAGTTCAACAATGAGATGACAAACCTACAGATTAGCGATCAGCAGGAAGATGCCAGATTGCAGGCCCAGCTTGCCCGGATGGGCGGCGCGGCATCCCGGTCAGCATACAGAAGCCAAGGTAAGGCCAGCCTAATCTCAGGCTTTGGCAACGCAGCGCTAGGCATATCAGGTTCGGGGTATTTTGACTGATGAGAATACCAATCTACAGAGCGCAAGTTCAGCGCACCAATGAAGCACCGGGGCGGTCATTCTCAGCCCGTATGGATGCGCGGCCATTCGTTGAGGCTGCATTGCAAAAAGGTGCATCCACCCGCGCACTGGCTGACGCTGTGGGCGCATATTCCGAGCAGCGCGGCAAGATGATTGCGGAGGCAGAGTATAACGAAACCGCACTGGCCTTAGAGGAAGAAATGCGCAGCGCCAGCTATGACTTGTCCAAGTCGAATGACATTGGCAATATTTTCGACGGCAAGAAACTGTGGCAGCGCAGGATGGATCGCATTCAGACAGATGTTTTAGATCGCGTTAAAAACAGTAACACTAAGCGCAAGCTGGGTTTTACCTTTAACCAATCAGAGATCCAAAGCAGATTTACGCTGCAAGGTGTAGTTGACCAGAAAATAGTCAAAGCACAGCAAGCAGCTATTGCTGCACGTCAAACCAGTGAAGTTGCCAAGCTATCACAACCCGGCGGCGATGCTAAGTTGAGAATTGCTGCATACAATGCGTTTATAGGCTACGGCGATAATCCCGGCGTAAACGGCGCAATGCTTGGGCCGGGTATCGCAGGCGGCTTTATATCCCCCGGCGCTGTTAGCAAGGCAAACCTTGCAATGAA